CAGCGTGACCACCGCCGACGTGCCCGGCCTGATCCGCCCGCAGTACGTCGATGAGCTGGTCGGGCTGGTCAACCTGGGCACCCCGGCTATCAACGCGTTCCGCCAAGGGGTCGTGACGTCCAACCCGATCGTGTACCCGCATTGGACGACGCTGCCGGTCGTCGACGTGGTCACCGGCGAGAAGGTGGCCATCCCAACGGGCGCGGTGAACATCGCGTCGGCGTCGCTGAGCGTGAACAGCTACGCCGGCGGCAACGACGTGTCCGTCCAAACGTTGGATTGGTCGTCGCCGGACTTCCTGACCGCCTACTTTCAGGCCTGCGCCGAGGTGTACGCCCGCAAGATCGAATCGGTGTTCGAGGTCGCCCTCGAGGCCTGGGCCACCGGCGTCGCCACGACCGGGTCGCTGGTCGGTGACATCGGCGCCGCGCTCGGCGCCGTCGCCGGTCAAGGTCTGCCCGGGTCGTTCATCATGCTCGTATCCGGCGACGTGTTCGGCCAGCTGTTCACCGAGCTGGCCGGCACCGGCCCCGGCCTGTTCGGCGCCATCAATGCCAGTTTCCCGCAACCGAGAATCGTGGTCGGGCCGTTCCTGCCCCCGGCGACGCTGATCACCGGCATGACCGGGACCGCGATCACGTTCCAAAACTCCGGCGCCCCGGTGCGGCTGCGCGCTGTCGATGTGTCCCTGCTCGGCGTCGACCTGGGTGTGTACGGCTACTTCGCGTCGGGTCTGCTGTACCCGGCGTCGCTGCGCAAGGTCACCGGCATTACCGCCCTGGCCGGCGCCACATCGTTCACCGATGAACAGCAGGCCCCCGTCGACCTGCTCAAGCCGGGCCGGGCGCCCAGCGCCACCAAGTCGGCGAAGTAGCCGCCGGTTATGGCACCCCCGATCTGTGACCCGGTCGCGCTCGGCGCGCTGCTCGGCGGCAACCCGGCCGCCGAGCTGGTCGCCTTGTGCGCCGACGCCTCGAGCGCCGCGGTGGCCGCCGTCGTCGACGCCCCACCCGTCGACGCCCCGCCGGAATGGGTGTGGCCGGCGAATGTCACCTGGGTCGGGTTGGCGATCGGGGGCGACCTGTACAAACAGGTCACCGCGCCGGGTGCCGGCTACCAGCTCGACGCGTCGACGTTCCTGGACGCGTCGCGGATCACCTCCGCCCTGATGAAGAAGTACGAGACGATCCTCAATCCCAACCGCGCCGTCGGCGGCATGGTCGGCTGATGGCGTTGGACGTCGGGTTGAGCGCGTTCCGGGTGCGCCTGGCCGCCGAGCTGGCCGACGCCGACGGCCGCCCCGACGTCTGCGGCTACCCGTCGACCCCGCCGGCGTTCACCGCACCCTGCTACATCGTGCAACCGGAATCCGGGTACGCCCTGGGCCGCGCCACCGCGTGCATTGTCCCGGTGGCGGTGTCGGTGCGATGCATCCCCGCCGCTGTCGACCAACCCGCCGTCTACGACGAACTCGACGCCATGATCGAAATCGTCTACGCCGTGCCCGGCGCCGTGGTCGTCTCCGCGATGGTCGGCGCCCGCGACCTCGCCGGTCAAACCCTGCTCATCGCCGACGTCGACGTGACCGCCAACGTCACCCTCGCCACCCTCACAAGGAGCTGACCCATGCCCGCAACCGTGATCGTTGTCACCGACGCCACCGTGCGTTTCGGTGACGTCGCCACCGGCGTCGATTACAAGTGTCAGGTGACCAAAGCCGAGCTGGTCGCCACCCCGAACCTCCAGACCGTCCCCGCCACCGGATGCCAACCGGAGACGCAGGTGCCGGCCGCCACCGGGTTCACGTTGGACCTCGAGTTCCTCCAGGACTGGGGGGCGACCGCTTCGCTCGGTCAGTACCTGTTCGACAATGACACCAACGAAGTCGATTTCTCCGTGTCGCTCGACAGCACCACCGGCACCATGCCGGTCGCGTCGGGGACGGTGCGGCTGATCCCCGGTTCCTACGGTGGCCAGTTCGGCACCCCGCTACTGGCGACGGTGACGTTGCCGGTACAGGGCAAACCGGCGATCGGTCTGGCCGCCATGATCCTGTCCGAGCGGGCGACTGTCGACGCGTGACGTCGACGCCGCAACAGTTCGCGCTGAAGCTCGACGACCTGGCGTCGACGTTCGATCCGGCGCAGCTGCGCATCATCACCGAACGCGTCGCCCGCGCCCTGAAAGCGCCGATGACCGCCGCCATCCACCCGAACACCCTGTCGGGGTTCGGCCGCGGGTCGCGCCGCGGGTCCTACACCGTCAAAGCCCGCTACGACATGGACGGCAACCACGCCCTGATGGCGCCGACGGTGAAGCCGTTGGCCGCCATCCTCGAGGACGGCGCCCGCAACCCGTGGGACAACCCGAAACGCTCGAGCGGGCGCCGCAAAACGGTCGGGTACTACTACCGGGCGCCGGTGCCGGCCCGCCACGCCTGGCGTCCGGCGGTGGCGGTAGCCCGCCGCGACACCGGCCGCCTGGTCGATCTCGAGGTGCAGAAGGTTCTACGTCGACTGTTTTCGGGGTGACCGGTGGCTAGCTTCACCGAGCGGGTACAGGTCCTTATCGACGTCACCGGGGACAAGGCGTCGTCGTCGCTGTCGTCGATCAAAGGGGCGGTCGCCGACGCCGAAGGTGGCTTCGGGAAACTGAAAGCCGGCGCCGGCGCCGCGTTCGACGCCATCGGTGTCATGGGGCCGGTCGCCATCGCCGCCGCCGCCGGCGCCGCCGCCAAGTTCGTCGTCGACATGGTCAACGGGTTCGAGGACCTGGCCCTGAAGGCCAACGATTTCGCGTCGGCGACCGGTCTGGCCGTGGATGACGCGTCGCGGTGGATGGAAGTGGCCGGCGACGTCGGCGTGAACGTCGGCACCCTCGAGGGTGCCATCAACAAAATGAACCTGGCCGCCGGCAAAGGGGACCTGGCCAAGCTCGGCATCGAAGGCAAGACCACCTCCGATCAGTTGCTCAACTCGCTCACCCATCTCCAGGGCATCCCCGACGCATCGCAACGGGCCACCGAAGGCGTCAAAATCTTCGGGAAGTCATGGACCAACCTCGCCCCGTTGGTCGAATCGTCGAAGGACCTGAAGCAAGCGCTCCAGGACGTGTCCGAAGGCCAGGTCATCGACCAGGCCGAAGTCGAGAAAGCCAAGCGGTACCGCGACGCCGTCGACAACCTGTCCGACGCCTGGGCCAACTTCACCCTGAAAGTGGGCGAGGCCGCAGTGGGGCCGATCACCGACACCCTCGACCTGGTCGGCGAACTCGCCGATCAGATCGGATCGCTGGGCGGCAAAGCCGGCGGCGGTGTCGACTGGGGCGAGGTGTTCGGGCTGTCGAAGCTGTCCGACGTCACCGGCGGATTGAAACAGGCGGGCGACAGTTCCCTGTCGCTGGTCGACAACATGAAAGGCATCGGCAAGGCCACGTTCGGGCTGATCCCCGGGCTGGGCGGCTGGGCCGACAGCACGTTCACGGTCACGTCGGCGTCGGACCAGGCCGCCCAGGCCGCCCAGGACGTCGCCGACGCCGCCAAAGTCCAAGCCGATCAGGTCGCCGCCGCCACCCAGGCCATCACCGACAACACCAACGCCGTGCTGGCGTCGATCAACTCGCAACTCGGCTTCGAGGACGCCCAATCGAAAACCACGAAGGCGATCAACACCTACGTCACCGCCGCGGTGGACGCCGGCAACGAAGCGGGGACGAACACCGGGCTGAACCTGAAATACACCGACGCCATGCGCGGCGCCGAACAGGCCGCGCTGGCCCAGGCCGCCGCGGCGGTGAAGCTGGCCCAGGACACCGCCACCGCGTCCGGCACGGCGCTGACCGCCGGGCAGTCGAACGACATCATGCGGGCCAGCCTGCTCGACGTGGCGTCCACGTTGGGGCCCAACGACCCGCTGCGCGCCCACCTGTATGACTACATCGCCCAGCTCGGCGACGTCGACCGTGACGTCCACAGCACCATCACCGCCGACACGTCCCAGGCCGAGAAAGCCATCGCGAATCTGATGGGTTCGATCCGGTCGTTTGTGCTCCCGCACAACACGGTGCTCGGCGCGACGCCGTCGACGTCCGGGTACGCCGCGCCGGCCGGTGTCGGTGTCGGCGCCACCGCCGCCGCCTCGAGCTCGAGCGTGCCGGGGGCGTCGACGACGGCGGCCGGCGGGGTGCGCGCCGCCCAGGTCGTGAACGTCACCTACAACGCGCCGCCCGGGGTCAACCCCGCCGACGTCGTGCGGGTGTTGGACCGGTGGACGGCAACCCGGGGCACGCCGGCCATGTCGGGGGCGACGGGCCTGTGACCGTCCGGGTCGCCCTTGAGCTGTGGGTCCAGACCGTCGACCCGCACGGCTGGGACGCCGCCCTATGGGACGTCGATGTGTGGGAACAGGCGACCGAATGGGTTGATGTGTCGTGTGATTGGCAGGGGACCACGATCATCGGGGGCCGCAACGGGCCGCTCGACCGGTTCCGGGCCGCCCGCGCCGTCATCCGCCTGGACAACCGTTCCGGCGATTTCAACGCCTGGTCCGATGTGACCCCGTGGGCGCCGCCCGGCTCGCGCCACCTGGGCGCCGGCACCCTGGTCCGGGTCGGTGTCGACGTCGACGGTCAACCCCGCCGGTACCTGTTCACCGGTGTGGCCGACACCTGGACCCACCGCCGGGCCGGACCGGACCGGTGGGTGGAACTGGGTTGTGATGATCCGTTGGCGTCGCTCACATTGGCGAACCTGCCCGCCCAGGCATCCCAGGGTGCCGGCGAAACGGCCGGGCCCCGGCTGCGCCGCATCCTCGCCGCCAACGGTCTGTCGTCGATGCCCACCCGGTTCGACGCCGGCCTGGTCCCGTTGGCGGCGACCACGTTGGCTGATGACGCCATCAGCCTCGCCGATCTCACCGCCGACTCTGACGGTGGCTGGCTATGGGTCGACGGTGACGGCACGCTCGTCTACTACCAGGGGGACCGTGACACGTCCGACCCCCGATGGTCGACCCCGCAACTGGTGTTCGGCGACGACGACAACATCGCCGGCGCCCTGTGCTGGGATCAGTCGCCGGTGTTGGCCGACAACCGTGACGCCGTCATCAATCACGCCGCCATCTCGGCGGCCGGTGGCACCGCCCATGTCGCCGACGACGTCGCATCCCAGCACCGTTACCAGGTGCGCACCTTTCAACGTTTCGACCTGATCCACACCGACGACACCTGGTCGCAAACCCTGGCCGACAAGATCGTGGCCCGCATGGCCACCGGTGGCACCCGGCCCGACACCGTCGCCGTCACCGCCCACACCGACGCCGAAGCAACGGCGCTGCTCGGATTGCAGTGGCATGACCGGGTGCGGCTGGTGATGCACGACGTCGGCGACGTGTACGCCGCCGATGCCTTCCTGGACGCCTACCAATGGAACCTGGCCCCCGTCGGCGTCGACCGGGAGGTGCGGCTGAACGTGGTGATGACCTTGTCGCCGGCGGTGTCGTTCCCGGCCGGGGGCCGCTGGGATACCGCCGTGTGGGACACCGACGTGTGGGGGTACTGAGCCATGACCAAAACCGTTGACGTCGCCGCCGGCCAGAAGGTCGCCAGCCCCTGGGGCAACGAAATCCGTGATCGCACCCTGCAGGTGTTCGCCACCGTCGCCGAACGCAACGCCCAATGGCTAACCCCGCCCGACGGCGCCACGTGCATCACGTTGGACACCTACACGGTGTGGCGGCGCCGGGCCGGCGCCTGGGTGTACGCCAACCCCGGCGGCCTGTTGGGCGCCGTGTGGACCACGTCGGGGGACCTGGGCACGCCCGGCGGCCCCGGGTTCTATGACGGCCTGGTGGTCAATCTCGGCCCCGCCACGGTGGCGGCCCGGGTCACGATCAACGCCGCCGTGTGGTTCGGCAACGCCAGCGGGTACCTCAACGCCACCGCCGACGTGATCCGCCTCTACGACGGCGCCATCCAGGCCGCCACAAAACTCATGCAAGTGGCGGTGGCGACCACCTGGCTACCGATCCCGCTCAACTACTCCTACGCCGTCGCCGCCGGCCAGGAAGCCGGGTTCAAAATCCGTTACAACTGCGCCCAGGCCGGCGGCACGAGCGGCAGCTTCCGCGTTGACGCCCACTACCAAATCAACGCCACCTGAGAAGGGGTCGCCGTGTCCTACGCCACCATCGACCAATGCGCCAACGATCAGGCGTTCCTGGGCCGATTGACCGCCGCCGTCGCCCAGGAAGGATCACCGGCACCGCCCACCGACGCCTACGCCATCATCTGGACGGTGTCGGCCGCCAGCGACATTGAGGCCGCCTACGCCAGCGCGCTCGCCGCCGGCAACGCCGACCCCGGCGGCGACGAAACGGTAATCACCGACGGCATGATCCTGTCCGCCGTACAAGCGCACCTGCCGGCGCCGTGACCGACGAGTCCACCGCCGACGACGGCGCCCTGTTCGCCTTTTGGGCGTTCATCACCGACGTAGTCGACAATGACCGCCCGGAACCGTTCGACCCCGCCCACCTCGAGCGGCCCAGCGAGTTCCGGGTCGCCGTCGACGTGTTCGACCACCTGCCCGTCGACCCATGACCTATCGCTGGCTCGACGATCTGGACCTGGCCCTGGACGCCGGTGGCGTCCCCTACGAGCTGGTCGGCCCGTCGACCCTCGATCCGACCGGGGCGCAGTCGTGGGCCACCCGGGGCCGCCCGTACTCCACCGGCGAGTTCGACCCCGCCGGGGTGCTGTGCCATCACACCGCCAGCCCTGCGGGGACGCCCGACGACGCCGACCTGAACGGCATTCTGTGCGGCAACTCCCAGGCGCCCGGGCCGGTGTCGCAGCTCTACCTGGGCCGCACCGGGATCGTGTACCTGGTCGCCGCCGGCCGCTGCAATCACGGTGGGCAGGGCATCCGCCCCGGCTGGGATGACGGCTGCACCGACATGAACGCCGCCACCGTCGGCATCGAAGCGGGTAACAACGGCGTCGGCGAACCGTGGCCCGACGTGCAGATCGCCGCCTACACCGCCACCGTCGCCGCGCTGTGCTCCTGGTACGGCTGGACCGTCGAACAGGTGTGGCTACACGCCACCACCGGCCCCCCCTCCGGCGGGTGCAACTCCAAGATCGACCCGGCCGGGCCGTGGCGTGACCAGCCCGACCTGACCCGCGACACCTGGGACCTCGACGTGTGGCGCGCCGCCGTGACCGCCGCCGCCCCACCATCACCCCCGGAGGACGAAATGACCGACACCGATTGGTCGCGCATGCAAGGACTCATCCACGACACCGTCATGGGCATCGTTCGATCTGACGAGTTCAACACCTACGTGACCCGCGACGCCCAAACCGGCGCCCACGAGGCAACCCTGGGCATCGTCCGGTCCGAGGAGTACGCCAACATCATCCGATCCAACACCGCGTGACGTGCGGCGGGCCGCCCAGCTCGTCGTCGGAGTGGCCCTGATCGTCGACGGTCTCACCGGCTACCGCACCGACCTGGCCGCCATCGTGGTCGGCCTGGTGTTGATCGGCGCCCTGTCCGTCGAAGGGGTCGCCGCCCTGCTCGAGCGGCGCCCACCCCGCTGAAAACCGGGTCCGTGTACTTCGCGCGTCGCCGCAGGTCACCGGCCGCGAGAATCAGGACATTTCGCGCACGTCACCATTTCGCCGCCGCCGCCGCCAACCGGCCGCCGGCGAGCTGGGCGTAACACTCGGTCTGTGACACCGACGCATGGCGCAGGAAGTCGCGCACCACGAGCAGGTCGCCCTCGAGCTCGAGCATGCGGGTACCCGCGTAGTGGCGCAGCTGGTGGGCGGTGCAGTCGGCCCCGACCCGGCGCAGATGGGCGTTCACGACCTGCGACACGCGTGTAGAAGTCAACGCCTGCCCGGTGGGGCTGGTCACGATCCGACCCCGGCGCCCGTCGGCCTGGGCGACGATCGCCGCCAACGGCGCCACGATCGGAACGTATGCCTCTTTGTTACCCTTGCCAATGACGTGTAACCGGCGGGCCACCAGGTTGACGTCGCCCCATTCGAGGATCGCCACCTCACAGCACCGCAGGCCGCCGTAGGCCATGAAAGCGCAGGCCAGCTCGCATCGGTCCCGGCCCGTGCCCACCGCCCGGCGCACGTCACGTTCCGACGCCGGCCGGGGCAGCCGGCGGGGAATCTTGGGCAGTTCGACGTCGCGGCATGGGTCGATATCCAGCGACCCCTCCCGTCGGCACCACCGGTAGAACGCCCGCAGATGTGACGCCGCGACGTTCTTGCCCCGCGGCTTCAGGTCCTTCGACGCGATCCACGCTTCGACGTCGCGCCAGCCGGCATCGCGCCACCCGTCACCGATCCAGCGCCCCCAGCTCTGCACCAGGTAGCGCCGCGCCCGGATCGTGCCCACCGTTAGGCCCACCTGGCGCTGGTGCGCTTCCCAGGCCGCCAAGTGCTCGGCCATGCCATCCGCGACGACTGGTGCCATAGGCCACTACGGTAGATCAGGTGACCACAGACAAGAATCTAGGGCGGCGGGCCTATAGCCCCGTCGAAGTGGCAGAGCTGTACGGGGTAGTGACCGAGACCGTGTACGAGTGGCTGAAAACCGGCAAGCTGGCCGGGCTGAAGATCAACGACGGCCCGCGGGCCAAGTGGCGGGTCACGCCGGCGGCGCTCGACGAGTTCGACCGAGCGCAGCTCAGAAGTAGATGCTCTCCGCGCGACGCCACCGACACGGTGGCCGGATCGTGACGCTCCCCGCCATCGTGAGCCTGGCCCTGGCCTTGTGTGGCGCGCCGGTCGAAGCGTCGGCCCCGGCGGTACGGGTCACCCCGCCCACGACCTCGAGCGTGCCGGCGTGGGCGCATTGCCCGGACTGGTGGCCGGTCGCGCTCGAGGTGGGATGGCCCGCCGACCAGCTCCCGACCGTCGACCGGGTCATGTGGTGCGAATCCCGATGCCAACCGGCCGCCCGCAACCGGTCCGGGGCGTCGGGACTCATGCAGATCATGCCCGGCTGGTGGCACGGCCGCGACCCCTACGACCCCGCCGTCAACCTGGCAATGGCCCTCGAGGTGCACAACGCCCAGGGATGGCAGGCGTGGTCATGCGCGTGACCTACCACGTCGCCGTCGCCGTGTGGGTGATCGTGCTGGCCGCCGCCGTCGTCTACCAGCTCATCGGCACGGCGGTACGGCTGTGACCGACGCCGACCTGATCGACGTCCTACGCGACGCCGCCGAAGCGTTGGCGATCGCCAGCATCCGCGGCCGCACCGACACCGAAATCGCCGAGCTGGCCCACGTCGCCGCCCGGTGCATGGACGCCGCCCTCGAGCTGGCCCGCCGCCACGCCGAGATGACGCTCAAACCCTGACGCGACGACGGCCCGGCGTTCTAGCGCCGAGCCGTCTGGCGTCCCCTCCCAAACCCGCTTTGTCACCGAGAGAGAGTAGAAGGTGCCGCCCTGTGTTCGTTCCTGAACGGCCCAAAGTGTACCCGGGCACCCCGACGCCGTGGGGCAAAGTCCCGCGCGACGTGATGACCGACAAGCGCCTAACGACCGGCGCCCGGGCCGTCTACGCCTACCTGACGACGCTCGCGGATGGCCGCACCGGCTGTCTGGGCGCCGTGTCCGAGCGCGACGTTGCGAAGGACATGGGGCTGTCGCCCGGGTCGGTGCACCGACACATGGTGAAGCTGCGCGAGCTGGGTCATGTGCTGGTCGAAAC